TTGCAGTTGGTCGCTCAAAACTTCATCCTCATTGTCTTGCCAACCAAGCGTCGGGCTTCCCGAAACCACTCCGCCCATCGTGGCAATGGATTCCACTCGGTCGCTAAAATAGACACCCACAGTAAGGTTAAGGCTACCCAAATCCGTACTCGCTGACTGAACGTCTGCAAATACCAACGGATAGACGATGCGCTCACGGCTTGGGGTTCGTAAGTTTATCGTGTTGTCCGTTCCGATTGCAAGAGGGTCGCCCGTTCCGAAGGAGTTGACCTGCGGGTGAGCATTTGCAAGCGCAAGGAGTGCTTGCTTGATTTTTATCCATGACATAAGCCTGTAATTTCAGAATATTTTTTGAGTGCGCTCCCATGTTCAGCAGTTGTTGCAGTAGGGGTCGTAACCGTAGGGCCATGGCCTATCAAGCCCAGCGCCACGGCGGAGGGTGCGGGCATCCAATGCCATCCCCGTGTTGTAATTGGTGCCGTTGGGGTAAATAGTATCCAAGGCCGATGGCGGGGAGTTAAAGAGCGGATAGTCGGTGCGGTTCTCCATGAGGTAGCGGGTGATGCGCTCGGAGTACCACTCGGCATCGTTCTTCACTTTGTCCGTGAGGCGGGTGATTTCGTCCATGCTCATTTGGCTGGATTCTTCGCTCGTTCTGCGGACCATTCCCTTGTTCATGTACTTGAAGGCAAGCACCATGGGTAACTCGTAGTAAAGCCATTGCACCATAGCGGGTTGGATGTAGTCCTCCAGCAGGGTGGTGTTCAGAGCAGTCGTTGTACCGCTCACCACTTGCCCGACCATTTCGTTGTAGAGAGCAGACCCGACTATCGGCTGAATCCGCATTTCCTGCACCTTCACGATGGTTGGCCGAATCTGCGTAAACGAAACATTCTCGTTTATTACGCTATTGTCCAGCAGGGTTTGTTCGCTTATGAATAGTGCCTTCATGCTTTCGTGATTTTATTGCCCTTACGAATGACCAACTGCTGCTCCCATACATGGCGGCATTGCGGTCTATTGACTCCGCTGGCCGTATGATACCAACCACCACGGCGGTTCCACACGGAGTAGCCCATAATGTTGGAGATGCCGTCAATATCGTCCCGTGTGTAGACCTTGCCTTGGTCAGCCAAGTCCAACATGACCTTGCAGAACTCACGGCTGGTCCGTTTGTCCTTGTTGCTGAAACCTGCGGCCCAAGAGTATTTGTAGCGGACTTCCAGCACAGGCTCGGCCGTTGGCTTTGCACCTTCCTTGGCGATTTGGTCCACGGTACGGGCAATGGGGTAGCGGTCTTTGGTAATCAAGTAGGCGACCCGCTTTGCAACCTTCGCCTTGCTGACCCCGAACTCCTTGGCCATTTCTTCCACGGATGCGTCACGGTTCTTCTTGCGGTAGGCTTCAATCTTCTTGTCAAGTTCTTTTTCTTCCTCGCCCAGTTCTGCGAAGGCTTGACGGACCTGGTCGTCCAAGTCAGCATCAAACCGCATTGGCTTGGAGTGCATGACCACATACTCGTCGGAACTGCTCCCAAACTTACTTGCGACCACCTCCAAGACCTTAAATTCCTCGTCCCCCCATCCGTAGTCCTCGGTGTCTTCTTCGCCCCATTGGGGTTCGCTGAAGGCTTGCTCTTGCACGCCAAGCAGGGTGTTGACTTCTTCGGGGGTCAAGCCGAAACCAGCGGATAGCATCGTGCGGGCCATCTCCAAGGTAATTTTTTCCTGCGCATAATGGCGGACGATTCGCATGAGGTTTTGGTACTCACGGCCCGACAATTTCTTGATGTTATCGTTGCTCATGACGGCGGGGGTTTGTGGTTGCTCGTCGGGTTGGGGATTCGGACCGACCACATCGGCGGGTTGCTTTTCCAACGCAGGCAGTCCCGCCTTCTCCCGCAGTTCTTCGGGGGTCATGATTTGCAGCAGGGCTTGCTCGGATAGTCGCTCGGTAATCGGCTCCACGGGAATAAGTTCCATCCCTTCAACGCCGTTAAACGACCCCAAATAGTTAATCATCCGCTCCACCTTCCGCACTCGGTCGTTCACATAGGTAGCCTTGAATAGTTCGTACGCCTCCACTAGTTCTTGCCTGCCTCCCAGTTGGCCCTCGGTCTTCACTCCGAATAGCATCGGGTTCACGACACGGTGGCTGATAAAGATTTCCGACTGGATAGCCTTGTTGAGAATCTCAAACTGCTTGTCCATGTCGGACGGGGTGAGCGGTTCCAAGGTCGGGGCTTTTGACACATCGTCATTGAAGGTCACCACGAAGCGACCAGCGTTGTCGGTCCCGCTGAACTTGCGCTTGATTTGCCGCTCAATGTCGCCCTGTTCTTCGGGTGTAGGAATCCCGTTGTTGAAGTTTATCAAGTACCCACCCCAAAAGTTATTCCGCAGGTTGTTGTTGTGGAAGTTCGCAACCTGCACATCGGCTTCTATCCACGCCAATCCCCCCATGTATTCGGGGAGGGGATAGGACTTCACGCCAGCGGCATAGACCCTGTAATAGAACAACTGCTTACCAATGCGGTTGTCAGCATCAAAGGCGGGGATTTTCTCTACATCCCCGATTTTGGGGTAAAGTTGGACCATTGCATCGTCGTACCAATCGGCCACTTGGAACATCCGCTCGTCCTTGTCCACTCGGATTTTTTCAAAGGGAATGTGTTCCATCTTCGCAATGGTTCCCATCTTGTTCCATGTGACTGCGACCGCAAACCCGTTGAATAGTTCAAGGTCAAGGACGAGTTTCTCGGTGATGTCGTTGAGGTCGTCATGCTCGCTCAACCCGTCAAAAAACTTGGCATACCTTGCCTGCTGCTCAACAGTCATCTTTTCCCCTGGTTGCCAGCCACCGCCGACGATGTAATTAACCTTTCCGTTGACGATTGCGTTGTGCTTTGAACTGCGGCGGTAGTTGTCAAGCAGATAGTAGGGGTACTCGTTGAACGCCCCATAGGTGATGTATTTTCCCGCTTTGTTCTCCAACATCACGGGGACTTTGTGTTCAATCCCAAGCCATTGGGTGAACGATTGCTTTATGCTGCTCATAGCGTATGGACGGTGAAGTTGAGAGCCGAAATTGTGATGTTTGCGCCACTATTTACGGCGTTGACTAAGATGGTGAACTCATCATTGACTGCGCCTTGCAGGACGGCTTCAATCGTAACCGAGTGACCGTCATTGTGAGCCGTCGTAATATCAGTCATTGACTGGTTTATGGCGTTGCCGTTCTTTGCAATGTAAATCTTGATTTGGTTGCCGTTGCCCTGCGAGAATACCATGCTTGCCGATACCCGAAGCGACGCATTCGTCGTTCCTGTGTAGGTGATAGAACTTGTTGTCCTTGTGAAGTTGTAGGTAGTCAGCAACCCCGACTTCATCGCAGAGGTCAATTTTACCGCACTCCCTTGGGTCGGGGTGAATGCGGTGTCCGTGTCAAGGTACAGGTTGGCCACACCCCGCTCTCGGTCCAAGGTAGCGGTGTCTGCGAGGTCGTCAAAGAGTCCGCCAACACGGGCGGCGGTATTGGCTGCGGCGGTTGTTTCGTTGGTAATGGTCAGGGCCGAAGCCTGCAACTGACTGCGAGTTTGTACGCTCATTGGAATGTTTGGTCAAAGGTTGAATCAAAGACGCTCACGGCACTTGCGCCGTAAACATTGTATTGGATGGTATTGGCGAAAGTGTTAAAGGTGAGCGAGATTACCTGGACATAAGCCAAGCCCGTTTCAACCACCGCAACGGCTGCTGCAACCGTGCTACTGGTATCGTAAACTTCATAACGATACGAGCCTGTTTCAACCGCCCCCAGGGTAATCTGAAATTTGTCATAGCGTTCGGTGTAGTTGGAAAGGTTGGCTGATTTCAGCAGCGTGAAGTCGGTGGTCAGGTTCTTGGCGATGTTGGTCAAACGCAAGATGTAACGGTCCCCCGATGAGGCCCGCTGCGTCCAAGTGACGACGATGGTGTTGGTGGTGTTGGGGGATAGGTAAATCACGCTATCCTTAAATGTACTTTGCCCGCCAATTTCACAATTTGCGCCCGATGCTTCGGTAGAGTTCGGCCCTGCGTTCAGCGGTCTTGGTGATGTCAAACCGCTCCCTCACATCCTTGCTCAACTGCACGGCCAAGGAGCGAGCGTAGTCGGGCTCGTTCACAAACTTGCGGACCGCCTTGTACCAAGCATCCTTCTTGCCGTATGGTATCAGCAGGCCGTTGTGGCCGTGAGTAATTATGTCCGTGTAGGGGATGGTTTCGGATGCGATGATAGCCTTGCCCATCCATCCCGCTTCCACGACTTTCAATTCCGATTTAAGGCGGTTGAACTTGGTATCTCGGAGGGGTGCAATGGTGGCGTTGATGAAGTTGTACCCACCGACATAGGAGTAGATGTCAGCGGCTTGGATGCGTCCGTAATTCTTGTTCAGCCCCTTGCATGATAGCATCTTTTCGTAATCGGCGTAAACAGGGTTCTCGTTCCACCCGCCAAGGTAAATCTTATACCTCCCATCCAGCGACTTGTCGTGGGCAAGCAATCCAAACGAATGCTCCACCAAGGCGATGTCCTCTTGGTGCTGCGCCCCGCCGAACCAGCCAATCTTGAACAGGTGCGGTTCGGGTTCTGCATTCGTGTCGGGCAAGTACTGCTGGTAGGCTTCGTAGGGTTCGTTGGGCAGGATGGTGACGGCCTTGTTGAGCAGGCGAATCTTCTGCGCCAAGTGTTCGGTGGTCGTGGTCACATGGTCAGCCAAGCGGATGTGTTCACGGATTTGCTCGTCAAGTTTGGTGTCCAGGTAATGGCGGTACATGATGTGTCCCGATTCCAAAACCCAGTAATCGTCCAAGTCCAAGATTACCTTCGCCCCAAACGCTGTCAGAGCCTTGTAAACGCCACGAATTTGGTCCAGCGTACCTTGACACCACAAACGATTGAAAAGCCACACATCAACGGTCTTTAGGTCCTCATCATTGACATTGGCGATGTTGTCCACGCACACATAGTCAAACTCCGTGAAGTTGTCGCCGAGGTATGCGTTCGGCATTTCCAGTCGGTAGAAGGAACACCCCGTCGGATGGGCGTTGTAAACGATGCAAATTCTCATACACAAAGGTACAAAAAAAAAGGGCCACCCCGTGAGAGATGGCCCTAACCACTAAACCATGCGGGAGTATGAGAACCCGCAGGTCAAAGATACTTTACGAACCGCTGATTTGCGCGGTCAGCGCAGAGAATGTTGCTGGCAAGATGTTCAGCATTGCATCGGGTTCCATGCCCGTCAGCGTCATCTCGTAGCCACTCCTGTCACCGAATGCAGTACCAGTTCCAGCGGTTCCAGCGGAGGCTTCCAAGCCATTCGCAGCACCAAGCAACCAATAGCGTCCGTTGTTGTCAAGGACGATGACTAACAAGCGATTCCGAGCCAAGAGGCGCAACTCATTGCGGACGGAGGTCTGCAACTTGTTGATGGTAAAGGTCACTTCGGGGGTGTAGAACAAAGTGCCGTTTTCGGTGCTTGCGTTCAAGGTTTCCGTCATGCTGGAGGTAGCCTTAGTCAAGTCGTATTCAAACCAAGACCCCGACACCGAGGTAGGCGTAAATCCAGTTACCAAGCCGCTGCCGTTCGTGTTTACGGAACCCGTAGCGTTTATCGCTTGGACATAAATAGTTTTGATACCGCCGACGGCATCGCGGCATCCGAGGGCGTAGCCCGTAGTTAGGGAGCAAGACATAGTGTATTTTTAGAGGGTTATGTTAGACTAAAAAAGCGGGGGGCAGTTACCCGCCCCCCTTACACTTAGGCCAGTTTGAAGTCAACCATCAAGTCGGGATAGGCGAACTGCACACCTGCTTTGAAGGCGGCTTGGAAGCGGACTTCATCGTTGTCCTTGGAGTACCACAACTCAAAGTTTTCCTCGTCGGAGAGCAAGTCGGTTCCGTAGAACAAGTTGCCGAGGTAAGTTGCGACGATGCGGTTGGTAGAGGTCAAACCTGGGACGGCAACGATGCGGACATTTGTGCCAGGGTAGATGATGTCACCATCGGCCAACCCTTGCAAGTCCACTTGGTTGTACATGACACCTGTCTGCGACTTCAACGCTCCAATCAAGGTGCGGAAGTTGTTCCATCCGCAGAAAATGACGAGGTCGGTTTTGGTCAAGATGGCTTGCGGGATATCGTTGTAAACCTTGTCAAAGATGCTGATGACATTGGAAGTCGTGATACCAACGGAAGCCGATACTGGGTTCCAAGTTGTGGAGGAAGCATTAGCAAGAACGGTAGAACCCGATGCAGCGTTCAGCAATTGGTTGACACCGCTGAAGTAGGAGTTACCCTGCCAAATGGCGGTTTCCAAGGCTTCGGCGATACGCAGAGCCTTCTGCTCGGAGAAAGCCTGCTCAAATGGTACGCCATCGTATTGGCTACCAGCAGTCAACTGGGTCTGCATCCAATACTGCTCCAAGGAACGAGGGCAAAGAGCCTCTTGGATTTTCATCACGCCAACGGTGATGTTACGCTGACTGAAGGTCGTGTTGCCTGTTGCAGACCAACCGCAGACGGTTCCTGACCCGATGTTTGCATCGGTGTCCATGAGGTTGAGGGCAGCAGCCGACTTGATACCAACTTGCTTGGTAAAGAGGGCAGCAGAGCGAGCGGCGAAAACCGCTTTGGTGATTAGGGGCAGCCTTTGTTGGTCGGTGTAGGCTGATAGGTTTCCGAAAGAAAATGCCATGATTTTGTTTTTAGGGGGTTAAGGTTATTTGGAGTTTTTAAGAGTTTGGATTGATTGTGCGATGGCCGCAAAGTTTTGGGCGGCTGATGCCTTCCGTTGCTCCACGATTGCAGAGGCGGTTGGCTTCGGGGCTTCGGATGGGAGTTCTGCAACCTTCTCTACGATGTCGGTCATGGTTTCCATTTGACTTGCAAATGCGGCCATCTTGTCCTTCATCTTGCCCATTTCAGCGTATGCTGCTTTGAGTTCGTCCATGATGGCTCCGAGGTGCTTGGCAACGATGGCCTCGACTACTTCAGGGGTCATGGCAGGATAGGCTTCCTTGATTTCCTCGGTTACCTCAACGGCCACTTCGGGGGTGATTTCAGCAGCAACGGGTACGCCACAACGAAAGGCTTCGATTTCGGGGGTTGCTACTTCGGCAGCGATGACCTCAACGATTTTGCCACCTTCGGTTTTGATGACACCAACGCCCTCAACTTGATGCTCGCCATCAGGAGCGGGCAGGGTTTCGTCTTCGGTGATGACATAAACGGCGGTTCCTGCAACGAGGTCGCCGTCCACACGGACAACAGTACCGTCCACCAACTTGTAGTCAGCGAAGGATTGCTTTTGGGTTGTGAACTTGCGGAGTTCGGTCCGCAAAGTGTCAATGGCTGCTTTTAGGTTCATAGATTAAAGGGATTTGTAGGTTGGGTTGATATGTTGCAAAAAGTTCGTCAAATCGTCTGCGAGGCCCGCAAGTGCGACCTCCAGTTCGGTTCCTGTATTTTTCATCCCGAAGAGGCCCTCCACGGAGAAACCCTTGAAGGCGTGACGGTTCTCCCACACTTCGTCGTTCTCCACTTTGAACGACCCGAACCATGAGCCGTCGGGGGTGTCCTCGTAGCCTTTGGGGGCAAGGATGCCACGCTCGGTGTCGGTGATGTAGGACTCAAACATGAAGACCCCATCCAGTTCGGCGTTGTGGTAAGCGTTCACATTGTGCTGATTGCCTTGCTTGAAGTACTTCTGCACGATTTTGCGGATAGTGGCCTTGTCAAACACCACATAGTACTCCCCGTAGGTGTCGTCCTTGCGGTAGATGGGCGTGTCTGCAAGCATGAGCGGCCCCGTCAGCACCCTGCGTTCTCCCGTTTCGGCGAATCGCTGCGGGGTCTTGGCGAAGGCTTGGAAGGGTTTCTCGATAGCAGGCATATCAACGAGGGCAACAAATTGCACGCCTTCATCCACTTCGTCCACGGTCATCCGATATACGGGTAGTTCCATAGGGGTAGATGTAGCGGTTAGCCTAATGTTGCAAATTCGGACAAGCGGCGCACCCTGCTGGTCGTCTGCTGGATGTCCCGCTCAACCACTTAGGCTCGCATGGGTTGCATTCCTTGGCCTTGGCCTTGACCGAAGGAGGACAAGTCGGTCGTGTTGGGGTTTGCGAAGATTGGGGGAGCAGCAGCCCCACCCGCTCCCGATGGCATCGGTCCAGCA